TGGAGTTCGAAATGCCACCTTAATGGCAATCGCTCCAGTAGAAAGTTCTAGTGTTGTGATTAATTCAACTAACGGTATTGAAATGCCTATGAGTTTGATTTCTACAAAAGAATCAAAAGCAGGATCATTCACGCAGGTAGTTCCAGAATACAATAGATTAAAAAACAAATATCAATTAATGTGGGATCAAAGAGATTGTCAGGGTTACTTAAAAACCGCAGCAGTATTGGCGGCATATGTTGATCAAAGTATTTCTACAAATACTTTTTACAATCCTGCACATTTCCCTTCAAGGAAAGTTCCAACTACATTGATCGCTAAGAATTTGATGCAGGCTCAGATGTGGGGTATCAAAACTTTCTATTACAGCTTGATTAATAAAGCAGGAGCCAAACACGAAGAAGCTACCCCCGAAGTTCATTACAACGGATTCCATGAGAGAGAAATTGAAACAAGTATAGAAGAAGATTGCGAGGCATGTAAATTATGAGTTTAGCACAATACAATTTAAAACACAGCACAGATTATCTAAGTCGAAAAATGTTTTTGGACCCAGCCGGTCCTGTAACTATTCAACGATTCGAAGAAGTAAAATATAACAAGTTAGCCAGTTTCGAAACAACAGCACGTGGTTTCTTTTGGGTTCCGGAAGAAATCAGTCTGACCAAAGATGCACAAGATTTTAAAGATGCCAGCGATGCAGTTAAGCATATCTTTACCAGTAATCTTTTGCGTCAAACAGCATTAGACAGTTTACAAGGACGAGCTCCTGCACAGGTATTCATGCCTGTGGTAAGCCTTCCTGAACTTGAAGCACTAGTTAATAACTGGACATTCTTTGAAACAAACATTCATAGTCGTTCATACAGTCACATCATTCGTAACATCTACAACGTGCCTAAAGAAGTATTCAATACAATTCACGAGACTAAAGAAATCGTAGAAATGGCATCTAGTATCGGTATTCAATATGAACGATTACATATGATTAATTGTCGTAAAGAACTAGGTGAGAAGTTTGCTGAACAAGAGCATATCAAAGCTATCTGGTTAGCACTAAATGCCAGTTATGGTCTAGAAGCATTCCGCTTCATGGTATCGTTCGCTACATCCTTAGCAATGGTAGAGAACAAGATTTTTATTGGCAACGGCAACATCATTAGCTTGATTTTACAAGACGAACTTCTACACAAAGGTTGGACTGCTTGGATTATTAATCAAGTGGTAAAGGAAGATCCTAGATTCACCAAAGCCAAAGAAGAATGTGAAGCAGAAGTATATCAAATGTATATGGATGTGATCCGTGAAGAAAAAGAATGGGCTGACTATCTGTTCAAGAAAGGAACAGTGATTGGTCTGAATTCAAATATTTTAAAAGATTTTGTAGACTATACAGCCGCTACTGCTCTAAAAGACATCGGAATTAAATACGGACATCCTGCTCCAAAAACGACTCCGATTCCTTGGTTCAACAAGCACAGCGATACACATAAAAAACAAACTGCACTTCAAGAAAATGAATCTACCAATTACGTTATTGGTGTGATGAGTGATAATCTTGACTATGACGAGTTACCGGCTATATAATAAAGATTATGTTTAAAGCACAATTCAAACGACACTCGCCCTACGAATCTTGGACTACCATTGGACACTATGGTAATGAAGAATCTGCCATGGCAGCAGCATTGAGTTACAAAAACAAAGGTATGCTGATGGTTAGGGTTACAGATAAAAACGGCGCTGTCGTATTCACAGGTTAAAAAGGAATAAAATGAAAGCTATTGTTTGGAGTAAGTATCATTGCCCTTTTTGCGATCAAGCAAAAGCACTCTTGACTCAAAAAGGAATTCAATTTGAAGAAAAGAAAGTCGGTGACGGATTTACCAAAGAAGATCTATTGGAAGCAGTTCCAACAGCAAGAACAGTGCCGCAGATATTTTTAGATGGTAAATTGATCGGCGGCTTTACAGAACTTAAAAAGTATTTTGAAGAGGAAAGAAATGTTAATTGATAAAGGTGTATCAGTAGGTGAAGTTGTCACACTTAAACTAACTAGCGGCGAAGAGATAGTTGCGAAATTAGCTGAAGAAACTGCAACATATTATAAATTAAATAGACCAATGGTTATCGGCATGGGACAAAAAGGTCCGGGGCTAATGCCGTATCTGTTTACAGTGAGCCCAGAAAAAGATATTAAACTGTCAAAGACAACGGTGACTGTATGCGAAGCCACTGATAAAGGGTTTGCTGATCAATTTATTCAGTCAACTACAGGTATAGCATTGGCCTAACATGACTAAGCCGATACAACGCATTGGCGATGCAAATAATAGAGGAGGTAACATCTCAAATGCAGATGGAAACTCTACAGTGTTTGCCAACGGTAGATTAGCCAGCGTTGATACAAGTTTAGTTAGATATCCCAGATCTACAACTACAACATCGTCCGGTAGCGGCACAGTCTCGGCGCACGGAAAGCCTATCAACTATACAGATAATCCGGATTCGGACGGTGCTGTTCGTATCGGTGGAAGCGGAGATGTGTTTGTTGGCGACGATATTGACCAAGATATCCCGAGTATTAGATTAGTAGTTGAGGCCGACGAAGAAGACGTTCACGATCCAGGTTCGGGCGCCACTGCTTTCGCATCTGTTCCTAGATCCGATAGAGAAAAGGCAGTTCCGGATCCAGCACCAACAGGTAATAAAAATACAGAACCTAGCAAATTCACTGGAACTCCAACAGCGGATTGTGGCGGTATTGAAGCAGAAGTAACTGC